AAGAAGAAATCGAAGAACCCGCTGAAGAAGAGGGTGAAGAAGACGCTGTTGCAGGTGACGAAGATCTTGGAGACTTAACTGTAGATCAGTTTAAGGACATGATTAGAGACATCATTGCTCAAGAAATGGGCGGCGGCGAAGAAATTGGTGCTGATGATATGGACGGCGGAGATATCGAAGGTATGGGCGATGAAGCTCCTATCGAAGAACCAGCTGATGATATGGAAGTACCTGGAGATGAAGGCGATGAAGAGATCGATCTTGACGAACTTCTTGCAGAACTAGAAGCTACTGTAGCTAAAGGAGATGATAAAGAAGAAATAGAAGAAGATACAAACAACCAAATGGAAGCTGAATCTGACACTAAAGATCACAATGTTAATAATGTACAGTCTGGTGCTTTAAAAGAAGACCTAGATCAAGCATTAGAGACTATTGAAACTCTTAAGAAAGATCTACACGAAACTAACTTATTAAATTCTAAGTTACTTTATGTGAACAAAATCTTCAAAGCTCATAATTTAAATGAGTCTCAAAAAGTAAACGTTATCGCTGCTTTTGATAAAGCAGAATCAGTTAAAGAAGTAAAATTAGTTTACGAAACTGTTGCTGAAAACGTAGTTGCTAAGAAAGAGACTACAATTAAAGAACACAGAGGATCTGCATCTAAAGCTACTGGTACTACAGCTAGTAAACCAGAAGTAATCGCAGAAGTATCTGATGCTGTTCGTAGAATGCAAAAATTAGCTGGAATTATTAAATAATTTTATTAAAGAATAATCATGGAAATCAATCAATTATTAGAGAGCTCAAATACTTATAAAAGTATGCAAGCTGATGCTTCTAAATTGGCTTCAAAATGGCAACAATCCGGATTGTTAGAAGGTATCTCAGACGAGAGAGTATCTAACAACATGGCTGTTATTTTGGAAAACCAAGCGAAGCAAATCGTTGCTGAAGCTAACACTACTAACGTAGGTGGAGGATCTTTCTCTGCTGGCGCTGGTGAGCAGTGGGCTGGAGTAGCTTTACCACTTGTAAGAAAAGTATTTGCTCAAATCGTTGCACAGGACTTCGTTTCTGTACAACCAATGAACCTACCATCAGGTCTAGTATTCTATCTAGATTTTAAATATGGTACTGAAACTAACGGAAGACTAGTAGACGAAAACCTTTACGGTAACGTTTCTTCTGCATCTGCTAAGATGTCAGTTGACGAAGACGTAGACGGAGGTCTTTACGGTGCTGGACAATTCGGTTACTCTATCAACCAAGTAACATCTGGAAACATTACTGCTGCTACTTCATCTGCTGCTTTAGCTGATGTAGATTATGACGCAGAGTTAACCTTAGGTGACTACGAAGTTATAACTGTAGCTAAATCAAGCTTATCTGGTGCAGACTTCAAAGGAATTAGAGCATTCAGAATTACTGGAGTATCTAACTACGCTCAGTTTACTAAAGAAAGCGGTAACAGTATCGAATTCGTAGTAGCTGCTGGAGCTGTTGCACAAGGTGCTACAATTACAGTTAAATATCACAAACAACCTGTTGATAACGACAGAGGTGATTTCGAGGCTGCTGGAACAAACGTTGTAGATAGTTCAATTACTATCCCAACTATTGATGTTAAACTTGCTAGTGAGGCTATCGTTGCTAAGACTAGAAAGTTAAAAGCACAATGGACTCCAGAATTTGCACAAGATCTTAACGCATATCACTCTATCGATGCAGAAGCTGAATTGACTTCACTATTAAGTGAGTACATTTCAATGGAAATCGATCTAGAGATCTTAGATATGTTGATCCAAGATGCAAGAACTACTGATAAGTGGTCTGCTGAAAATAACAAAGTATGGGATGGATCTGCTTGGTCTACTTCTACTTCTGACTTCTACAATACTCAAGGACAATGGTTCCAAACTCTTGGTACTAAAGTTCAAAAAGTATCTAACAAAATCCACCAAAAAACTTTAAGAGGTGGAGCGAACTTTATCGTATGTTCTCCTAACGTTGCTACTATCCTAGAGTCAATTCCTGGATATGCTGCTTCAACTGACGGTGATCAGCAAGAGTTCAACATGGGAGTACAAAGAGTAGGTAGCTTAGCTAACAGATTTAAGGTATACAAAAACCCTTATATGACTGAGAACATTATGTTGTTAGGATTTAGAGGTTCACAATTCCTTGAAACTGGTGCTGTATATGCTCCATATGTACCATTAATGATGACACCTCTAGTATACGATCCAGATACCTTTACTCCAAGAAAAGGTTTAATGACTCGTTATGCTAAGAAGATGATCAGACCTGAATTCTACGGTAAAATCTTTATCTCTGATTTATCACAGATCTAGAATATACTTAGAATAATAGTAAAGAGAGGGCTTCGGCCCTCTTTTTTTTTGCTATTTATAAAAAAACATTACCATGGCGAATGTAACTATATGGAATGGTACAGCAACTTTTAGTGCGGGCGATACACCATTTGGATTTTATGATAGTGACTCTAACTTTCAAGCTGATGCTGTGAAGGTTGCCAAGTTTTGTGGAACTAGACTAGGTTACCCACTAATGGACGTAGAACTACAGAACGAATCGTTCTTTGCTTGCTTTGAAGAAGCAGTTTCTACGTACGGTAACGAAGTCTTTCAATACAAAATTAGAGAAAACTACTTAAATCTAGAAGGAACTACTACTGGGAGTGCTACTAACAATAAGTTAATCGAGCCTACCTTAAATAGAATTGTACAAATATCTAAAAATTACGGAACTGAAGCAGGAGTCGGCGGGTATGTAACTAATCATACGGGGTCTTTAGCGGTTACTGCATCAAAACAGGAGTATGACTTAGACGAATGGGCATCTTCTCAAGGAATTACAGGTGGAATAGAGATTAGAAGAGTGTTTTACGATGCTCCTCCTGCTATTTTACGTTATTTTGACCCATATGCTGGTACAGGCACAGGAATACAGTCATTAATGGATGCTTTTGACTTCGGATCTTACAGTCCAGGTGTAAACTTTCTCTTAATGCCTGCTTCATACGATATTCTTAAAACTCAAGCTATAGAATTTAACGATCAGATTAGAAGATCTACCTATACCTTTGAGTTAATCAATAATAAAATAAGAATATTCCCAGTTCCTAAGACTTCTTACAATTTAAGGTTCGAATATTATAAGTTAGATGATAAAAAAACAGTTAACCCTAATAGTAGTCTCGGATTAGTTACAAATGTAGCAGAAGTTCCTTACGAAAACCCTACCTATGCTCAAATTAACAGTGTAGGTAGACAATGGATCTTCCGATATACGCTAGCACTAGCAAAAGAATTATTAGCTTACATAAGAGGTAAGTACGGAACACTTCCAGTACCAGGATCTGAAGCAACTCTTAATCAAGCTGACCTTTTAACTGATGCTAGAGCAGAAAAAACCGAATTAATAACCAGTTTAAGAGATATGCTTGATCAAACATCACGTCAAGCTCAACTCGAACGTAAAGCTAATGAATCTGAGAATTTACGTAAAACTTTAAGTGATGTACCTTATACAATTTATATAGGATAATGAAGTTGTCGAGTATAATATTAGGAGAAGCAAATTATGTACCATATAGAGGTATGGTTCAGGTAATTAGTAGAAGTGAATCGCCTTCTAGAATTGCCGATTTAATTAGAGCATTGCCAGGCGTTACAACCTGCACTATTGCTCATTCAGATGACGAATCTAACACCTTTACTTTCAAGGTTAAATTAATAACACAGAAATCAGGCGAGGAAGCCTTTCAATCTCTTAAGAAAAATGCTCTACAGACTTATACTGACATAAATGTATTTAGGATAGCACCTAAATCGTTAGAAAGAATGAAATTACCAGGAGAGTATTAATATGAGATTTGGATCTAATAGAGACTTTGAACTTCTGATCAATATGGGTCAAGAACTCCTTCACGATATAGTGGAGCAGGAGATTCTTTATCATAAACTCAGTTTAGAAGACACAGACACCAATTTATACGGTGAATCTTTACAAAAATCTTTCTGGCAAGCAGTTAAACTTAACTGTTTAATCACTAGAGGGGATCAAGTCATTGATATTCAAGAATTTGGCCCTGATTTAGGAAGAGAAGCATCATTTGCTTTTCTAAGAAGAGATTTAACTAATGTATCTGTTGTACCTGAAGTAGGAGACATAGTACAATGGCATAAAGACTATTATGAGGTAGATACAGTTAGAGAGAACCAGTTATTTTTAGGTAGAGACAACAGCTATAACTTAGCATCATCTACATCAGGCTACGGTTCTTCCGTATCTATAGTAGTAGATTGTCACCTAACAAGAGCAGATAGAGTAGGATTAGAGGAAATAGTAAGTAGATATTAATTATGGCAAGCAGTACTCCATTAGACCCAAAGAATCAAGAGCAGATATCACAGGATAGTATATCTACATATAAACATCCTGAGACAGATACTGAACTATCTCCAAAAGCTGCTCTAGATACCTCCAGAAATAGAGAAAATCAAATATCTCGTGCAAATGATGAGATAGAAAACTTTAGTATTGGTATTAAAGACATAGATGAGGCCATTTACTACTACTTTAATGAAGTACTAAGACCTCAAGTTACTCAAAACGGTAAACTTATTAATGTTCCCGTAGTATACGGTTCACCTGAAAGGTGGAAAGCAATGCAAAAAGATGGATTCTATAGAGATAAGAACGGAAAAATGCAATGTCCGTTAATTGTTTTTAGAAGAGATACATTAGAAAAGAATAGAAACTTAGGTAATAAGCTAGATGCTAACAATCCACGTAATTATGGTATTTACGGTAAGAAATTTTCAAGTAAAAACGTATACGATAGATTTGGAGTAATAAATAACAGAGAACCAGTACAAGAATACTACGCAGTAGCTATACCAGACTATGTTAATATTACTTATAGCTGTATGATCTTTACCGATTACCTAGAACAGAATAATAAAATTATAGAAGGAATTAATTTTGCCTCAGATTCGTACTGGGGCGACCCTAGTAGGTTTAAGTTTAGAGCTATGATAGATAATTATACAACAGTTACTGAAATAGTTCAAGGAAATGATAGAATGAATAAAACTGAATTTACAATTAACTTATTAGGACACATAATAACAGACGCTATTAATGCTCAAGCATACAATAGTAAAAAACTATTTAGTAAATCTGCAATAAAATTTGGATCAGAAACCGTTTCAAAGTTTTAACTTGCTTATTTATATAAAAGGTTTCATCGATAAAATATTTAAAGCATAATATGTCAAAATTTACAGGTGAAATATCAGGTTCGTTAATATTTAGGCAGAATTCTGTTGCACAAACAGAGCTTAGACCAGGAACCAACGCTTTAAATCTAACGGGATCGTTAAATATTACCGGTTCTCAACTTACCTTAAACGGAGTAAACATTTATCAGAGATTATTAGAGATAGATGCTGGTGGAGGAGGTAATTCTGAGATAGGTAGAATATTAATATGGTCTGGTTCGGTAGAGGACCGTCTATATGCTCTAAATAATTACACATCCTCAGTAGT